CATCGGGTTGTTGTGAGAGCGGTTTTTGGCTCGATCAACCTCCTCAGCAGCTGTTCCGCAGTGACGCATCTTCTCTCGGTAATACAACACCAGGGCCAGGCGACGATATTGTCCTGGATGGCCCACTAAAGGGGTGTTCCCGTGCCACCTGTGGACGTTGGCGAACAGGACCCCTTGGGTCCGCATGTCCACCGCCAGGCGATATTCGGGGAAACAGGTGTATCCGCCTTCGTATTTCCCAGCTTCCATGGCCGTCATTACCCCACAGCCCTGTTTGTAGTCTCCTACGTCCTTGTGGACAGCTGTTTGCCAGTTGGCATTGACGGTGACCGTCGTGAAGACCGAATCTCCGATCACGAAATCCTTGCTTGTGTCCTGGGTGACCTGGGCCTGGTTGGAGTGCAGATCCGGCACATGCTCCTGGAATAAGCCTGAGATGTGCTCAATCATGGGAATCGCTGCCTGGTATTTCTCCTGGTGCTTGACTGTGTAACTGGTCTGCCGGCAATAAGGCATCCTGGGGGAACGGTCGAAATAACCGACGATGCCCGACATAACGCTCTCAGCCCGGTTAGTGTTGCTCAGAGTGCCGTCTTTCTTGACCGCCTTCCACTTAGCGACCTTTTTACCCGTCTTGGCACTCATGTCTTCATTGATACCAGCTGCGATACCGCGATTATCAGTCATTCCAGCGGCATCATTCAACGCCTGGTAGCCCTGGCGGATCAACCGGGCTGGAATCGCTCCTGGAATGTATCTAACCAGCAAATCGCCGTTTTCGTCGAGGACCAGGGTGTCTTCCCTCACCACCAGGTCGTACGCACCGTCATTCAGCAGTTTGCCCGCATATTCGGCACACTCCTCGTCTGTCATGTGCCTCTTTGCTTCAATCGTTTTCATGCCCTGCAACCCTTTTTAATGAACCCAGGACGGTGTCGGTCGGATTATCAGTCCCCAGGGCCTCAGAAGCATCTTTTATCGCATCCAGGTACTGCTCAATCGTGTCAACGTCGAAAAACAACTGGACCATGCGGACGTGTGATGGGGGTGCTTGCATGCCCTGGCCGCCTGGTTGACTGACCAGGCCCTGGGTTTGCTCGTCATGCGGCATGTTCAACTCGAGGGTCTTGCTGATGCTGTTAACCAGTTTATTGAGGTCATTGATGCTGAAGCCCGTGGATTCTATGTCTTCCTGGGCGATGTCCTGGAGTGTTGCAGCAAGCTGGACCTCATCCCAATCGGCCAATTCAGCCGTTCGGTTGTCAGCAATGGCGTATCCAAGCTTCTCGGCTTCGTTCAAATCGGTCCTGACGACTTGAATCTGGCTCCAGCCCATTTCCCTTGCAGCAGCCAGGGTGCCGTTACCCGCAATAACCACGTTATCTTCGTCAATGACGATTGGTTTCTGTTGTCCCCATCGCCTCAAGGACTCTTTGATGGCCTCAATGTTGTGATGGCCGTGTTCCCTGGCGTTCCTGGCGTCATGTTCCAGGTCCTGGATGCTCAGGGACTCGATGTGCATTTCAGCTGGGTTTGTCTTTGTCTTTGGCATTAGGTATATCCTCCACCTTTGCGCCACCCTCGATTGCGACTACAGCATACACAGACCTTGCAACCTGCTCCCAAATCTCCTTGTACTGCGGTTTCAGGTCTTCCCAATCAGTGTATTCAGAACTGAACTTCAGAAACATCCCCGATGCCATCGCCAAATACGCTGCTCGAGCCATTCCCGTTATCAACGAACGGGAAGGCCCAGGCAGGTCGACACCATCATGGATGATCCTTTTTGCTGCCACTCACTTCCCAGTGCCTTTATCGGCATTACGGCAACCGTCCTTGCAGTCTTTTCGCACCAGGCAGGTGAGCCATTTGACCCATCCAAGTTCACTCATGCAAATGCCTGCCAAAAAGCCGATTACGAGCCAAAGAATCCAATTCATTGCGTTTCCTTCCGTTTGAGTTTGTTGCGTGCAGCCTCGTAGGCTGGATCTGAAGAACGACGAACAGCGATTGCCTCTCGGAATGCCATCTCATGGCCCCGGTCTAACACCTTCATGTCCGCCTGGGCAGACCTCATGGTTGCCTTGGGGATGAACAGGCCAATAGACCACAGCACCTTCTTGATGAGCATCCCCAGGCCCGTTTGCCAGAGCAGGATGATGACCCCGATCACGATGGCTGCTATCGCCAGGTTTCCCAGCATTGAAGCCCACCAGGGGGTCAGGTCTTCTACCCGGTGCAGGTTGTCCTGGATGCTGATGGTCGAAGCCTGGATATACGCCTGGTCAGACTGGATATTCCCCGCCAGGCTGATTATCAAGCCCTGGGCATCCTGGGCTACCTGGTCGTTCTGGATGGATTCCAGCTCCAACGTCGATTGAGCAGCGGCCTGGATGTCGGTGGCATATTGCAAGCTGTCTGATGACCTGGCGTTTATGACCTGGGCAGAGTTACCTATGGCCTTTTTGGCTGAAGAACACCCGAAAAGAAGAGAGGCCAGGAACAGAATGCAAATGACGTTTTTCATAGTTTGGTGACCAAATACAATATAACCGCAATCAACAAACCAGAAACAGCCGCTATTTCTAGAACGGCTGCGATCCTCTCAAGTCTTCCAGGACTGTTCATTCACTTCTCCTTATCTGATCTCTCCAACCGTTCCACCTTCTTCTCAAGCTCTTTTAACTTCATTTCTGTCGCTGCCTTATGGCTCGCAACTTTCCAAATCAGGGTTGACGTAAATGCCAAACCTGCCAAAAACAAGCCAAACGGCACAAGGGTGTCTTCTGACAACACCGTATTCCCCCCAGTGTTCATGACTCCCGCCAGGCCTACGGCTGATGTACCAGTGGAGGCTACGCAGCTGGCGAGCAGTGATATCAACTCCGATGTGTTCGTAACCATTCCAGGGTCATTCCATTGATGTGGTTTCGCCATCCCATAATGTCTCTGTTGTACGATTCTTCTTTACCACTTTCAATGGCATTGGGCCGTACTTTAACCAGAGCCTCCTGACCCTTCGGAATGCTTCGGTTTCCATCCCCTTGACCTCTACCGCCACCAATTCGCCATCGGCGTAGCAAACCAGGAAATCGACCCTGTAGCGGTCATCCTCCGTCAAGTCGATTGGCACCTGGCGAAGCCACCAAAGGACGATTCTCGAGCCCAGGAGCTTGTCCAGGTCCTTGGCGTATTCCGCTTCCATCTTGGAGTCGAACCGCCATCCCCGATAAATCGTGGGATTCGCATTGAACTTGTTGCGCTTGGGTATTTTGATTCTTGGGTGACGTTGGGGTATTCGCCTGGGCATGATTAGATGCTATCTGATGGACCAGGTGCGTGCAAAAAAACAACGGGACCAGGCCGAAACCTGATCCCGCTGCGAAAGGGGTGTCCCCAGTTGTACTGAACTTCCCACCGGGGACGGAACAACTATAACGGCTTGTCGGAGTAATATGACTGGTGTGCTTCTGCCAACTCGTCATCTGCCATCAGCCTGGGGTCGCGGTTGATCCTGATGAAATCTCGAGCATCCTGGATGGTCCGAAATATCGGCCCGAATGCGATGTCCGTCGTGTTGCAGGTAAGAATGGCTTTCCCGTCTTTGGTTTCTACAGCTTCACACGCCATCTTGTTGACCCTTTCTGAAGTCTGCCAGGGCTATTTGACGGGCCTGGGCTTCCGTCTTCTCGCCATCAATCACGCAGATGGCAATTCGTTCACGATACGCATCAATCGCATCGAATCCAGCTTGCAAAATCTCGTCTGGTATTGGTTCCGGCATCCGTCACCCCTTCGCGTTCAAGTATAGCCAGCCCGATCAGGTAAGGAATCTGCGGCACTACTGCGTTTCCAAGTTGCATAATGCGGTCCACTCTGTTGGGAACCCCATTAGCCACTCGACCCACGTTGGGTTCAACTGCCCAGTGTCGCCTCGTCTCGCCAACTCCTCTGGCAAAGCTACTCCTCTTGATGATTCTTTCGCCCTTCTTTGAACCGCTTTTATGGACGGGGCACCCTTGAAATCGCTCGCCACTGGGGTCGGAAACATCATGTTTTCGTCTTCCGGTTTCCTGGGTATCGCACCTTGCGGTTCGAACGGGTCTTTCCCCAACATTGCTGTCGCCTCTTCCCTGCTGATCTTCCCAGCCTCCACCTTTTTCCTCAACAGACGGACGTTCCCTTCGTTCGGCCTGGAGTTCGCGCATGGTGTCGGAAACATCTTGGCGTATGCAACCAGGTTGCGGCACCTTTGACTTCCTATGACTTCCTTGTTCCCCGTTGCCCTGCTGGGGCTGGGAAACATGTTCCTGCACCCTGGGTTCTTTTTCATCATGCTCGGTGCTAATTGATTCCCCGTCGCTGTCGGGGTTGCAATAAGCGATGATCCAGATTCTGTCCCTTCGGTGCGGAGCGCCAACGGCTGAAGCTGGCACGCAATGCCATTCTGCATCGTACCCGATCTCGGCCAAGTCTCCAAGTACTCTTCCAACCCCCCGAAAAAGCAGAGTTGCGACGTTCTCCACGATTGCGTATCTGGGTCGTATTTCGCCAATGAGTCTTGCATATTCACTCCATAATCCTGATCGTTCTCCATCCAATCCTAATGCGTTCTTATTCGCTAAGGACAAATCCTGGCAGGGAAATCCGCCGCAAATAATGTCTGGCTTGATGTCATCTTGCTCCAGGATCGACGCATTCAGTTCTTTGACATCGTCATATTGCTTTACGCCAGGCCAATGCTTGTCAAGAACCAATCTGGCTTTCTTATCGCACTCACAGAATGCGACCGTATCGAATCCGCCCGTTGCCTCGAGCCCCAGGCTGAAGCCGCCGATCCCAGAGAACAGGTCAAGAACCTGAAACATGATTTTCACCGTCCAGAATCCTGACGGCATCCGGTCCAAGTGTGTATCGGATCTGGGTTTCAAGTTCAGCCAGCGCGGATATCTGCGCCGATCCCGTGTAGGCATTGCCATCACTTGTCTTTGGTGCGCTCTTGACCAGGGCAATGGCTGCAACCAGGAGGTCTTCGGAGTTCGCCATTGTCCTTGCCGTGGGCCTGGAGGAATACACTTCTGCCACTACATAGGATTCTTCTACACCGTGATCAACTTCTGCAAGACCGCAGATGACATGGTGGCGTTCGTTGTGTGACTTGATTGAAAAACTCATCAGCTTCTCCCGTTCAAGAATGCGTCAAGTGCGTCAATGTCTTCCTGGAAATCCCACACAAACCACTCTGCCATTGCTTTCATGAGTTCCCTGAACTTGCGTTCGCACATTCCAATTGAACTCGGCCATCCCCCATATTCAATCTCGCGATAATCGTTCGCCTCTTCATCGAAGCTTTCGTAAGCAATGCTTTCGACATCAACGCTGTCAAGCCGGTAATCAGGCTCATCGTCTGGGTGGTGGTTGTGATCTGTGAAATAAACCCTGCACTCGATTCGGCTGATGTAACTTTCACCAGGCAGAGCCATGATCTTCATGATTTCACGATCACCGCAACTGTTATCAATAATCAACTTGCTCATTAGGCATCCCCTTTCTTGAGGTTGAATCCTGGTCAGGAGCAATCAAGCCACCGCCAGGCTTAGTCCGCTTTTCTGTAGCCCCGATAGTGATCTTTACTGAATATGCACGGTTCGATCGGAATGTTGCAAAGGTCTTCATTCCAGGCGAGACGCTGCCGTCGGACTGCGATGTCAGAATCATCATGTCCCCAGTATTGACGCGCTACTATCTCTGCTCCCCTGCGATCATGTGCCCACAAATGGACGTTTTCGCCATTCTTTGAATCAGTTGTCCACCGGCCATTCTTGCAGATGCCAAATGGCCTTCTTGCATTCCATAGTTTCATTTTAGTTGGCATTGTGTTTCTCTCAAGGTTGAATCCTGGGTGGAAGCAGTCAAGCCTCCACCCAGGCGGTTCTCTTCCGTCACCGACCAACAGTTTACAGAAGAAAGGCCCGTCTTACATGCAAAGCAAAGCGGGCCGGGGTAGAGCGGTCTACAAGACCGTCAAGTCAAGACGGGGTAAGTCGGTACGAGTGCTTGCCGTGCGGCTCCACGTTCACGCCCTTTGGGATGTGGAACCGGAGGAAGCTCGGAAGCGGACACGCCTCGTAACTGGATGGGAGTTCGACTCGGAACTCGGATGGGACTTGGGGATTCTGGAGTTTCCCCGTGACGTTGCTCTTGAAGATGAGCGGACATTTCTCGGAGCCCAGGCCGAAGAACCTCGCAATGGAGGATCTGGTCTTTCTCGCCTGTCTTATTGAAATCGGGAGTCTCGTTTTCTTTGCCATGTTCAACCCTTTCTCGGTTTGAAACTGCTTCTGGAACCACTGATGCAATGCTGTCCGTTCTCGTGATTCTTGCCGCGCATGCGGAAGCCGCACTTGGGGCAGCGGGGGCGCGTTGGTGCGCGGTTGTTAGTTGGTCGGGTGTCGGTAGCCATGTCTAACCCTTTCTTGTCAGAGGAACTGAGAGCCGTGAGGAGGGAGCCGTCACAAGGACGGCTACCGCTCATGGCTGTCAATTCAGCCGAAGTACCGTTGAAAGAAATCAGGATCGTCCAATGCCAACTGAGTGCTCTTGCCAGAAAGTCCAGTCAATGCACGGTAGTATTTGTCGCTCAAATGATCCGGCTCGTATTCGTGTCCGAACTCATGGATTACGAGATCGACAACATCGGAGAGGATCGGCTCATTGAACCACTTGTAGCCCAAGCGTCCAATGTTGAAAGTCAACTCCCTGCCACCATAAGCGGCAATGGTGCTGGTTTGCGATTCGTTGAAGAACTGAACAGATACGTCCACCCCCATAATCCTTGCAGCGAAATCTACACAGAATGCCCTGATGTTCTTCATGCCATCGGTCCATTCTTCAGTCGGAATCTTGGTGCAGGATGCAGCACCGCTCCACGCCTTCGGTGAGGGAGTGATCTGTCCGGTCGGCTGAACGGGAGCATGGGTGTTCACGTTCTCCCACTGCGCCTTGGAGAGAGCGCGACCTCCGATAACCCTGATGTCAGAAGCGGTAGCAATCTTGTTGGCTTCAAGATCAGAAGGATCGAACTTGGCTCGGTTGGTCCCGAACTTCATGTCAAGAAATGCAATCGTCGCACCCTGGTCGATGTCCTTGTGTTCTGTAGCATCCTTCACCCAGGAATCGTTGACATCATCGGAGTCCAGCAGGTCGTAGGTTGCGTTCATTACAACCGTGTTCACCTTCCGCATGTACGCCGGCTTCACGTTGTCGCGGTTCATGTTCATCGGCACCTTCTGGTGGATGTCAACACTGAACTTGCCGTCGATCTCAACGACGGGGATTCCCATTTCGTAGAGATACGGCTTTTGATCGGGACCGACGTTGTAGATCAGAATGTCGGTCTTGCGAGCAGTCTCAAAGATCCTTCCTTCTTCGTCTGCTGCAATGGTCGGAAGAATTGAATTGGTTGTTCGCACGGGATCCTTCGGAGCCAAGATCCGACCGTTGATGTAGGTGTCGATTCCGGGCTGGGCGAGGAGGCTGTTGAACTCCTCAATGCATCCCTCCCGCTCGGACTTTGTCATCTTGACTGTCGCCATGAACATGGAGCCGGATTCGCGATCGTTCTCAACGATCTCGCGGTCCCCGTTCTCCTTGAACCTGACAGTGTTTCCAACCGTGCAGATCTCTGCTTCGGTGCAGAGGGCAAGAACAAGTTTCTCGCCCAGGTTGAACCGACCGCGCTTGTTGGAATTGTTCTTCTTGCCGGACTCGGCGAACAGGGTGTACGCGTGACGAATGTCCTTGAAGCCTTCGGGGTTGTCATCCTCAACGATGAGAATGCTTCGACCCCGGACTCCGGCAGTCTTCAACGTGACGCGAACATTCTTGCTGTCTTCGTCCCAGGCGTTCTGGACGAGTTCAAAGATGACATGCGCCTTGCCCTGGCGTTCAAGAAGCTTTGACAGCCCCTCTTTATCGACATCAAACCACTTTGTTGCTTGACTCATTTTGATACCCCTTTCAAGAGCATTCCTGGGTTTCCGGCTTTTTGCCCAACCCTTCATTTGTATTGTCGGCTTTTTCCCCGTATTTCGAAAGCAATATCGGCATGAAATCTGCCTTTTTGACCCAAAAAACTTGCTTTCTCTTAGGGGGCCAGGTGGCCCGCACCAGGAGCGTTAGGTAACAGGCCCCTGGACCCCCATTGAAAGCAATCAAAGCCCTCAGGGGGGCTCTACGGGCTTCTGAAACTGTCCCAGCGGCACTCAATGATCCCGCCTGTCTCATCAGCCCTCGAGATGATGCTGGGTCCGATCTTGTTCACTAGTTCCTCTTTCCGGTCATTGGTGATCAGGATCGTATCAAGGTTTGCCCCATATCGGGCATCTACTACCTGGTTCAACACCCTTCCCTCCCAATCAGACCCGCCCCTGTCATGCAGTTCGTCGATGACGAGCAGCCTGGGGGCATCAGATGATTTGGGGTTCGCCCAGGAACCAAGGTTTCCGGCCATCTGCTTTAGGATGTCCAACTCCGAACCGTCCCCATCGAATGTCGAACGGATCTGGGTGTAGATATCAGCAGCCCGATAGTATTTGACGGGGACTAGGTTCAAGGCGAACAGGCGACCCAAGCAAGCGGTCATCTGGGTTTTGCCCGTTCCCCTCTTGCCGGCCAAGATGAACAACGAGCCTTGGTCACCCAGCTTCCCGCGCATGTACTTGTAGGTTGCTTGCCAAGGGCATTGGGGGTCAGTCCCCTGGTGGACCGATTTGGCGTGATCCATGTGTTTCTGGGGAAACCCAGATCTCACCCAATACCCCTTCACCCTCATCGCATCATGCTCCCCGAATGTCGCAAACTCCTCCAAGTCCAGTTTCTGCATACTCTGATCCAGTTTGATTTCCACGATTTGGCCCCTTTTCAGTTTGCCGTTTTAGCCATGCTGTAATGAACCTGGGCAACCCCTTTTGAGTCTTCCGTTTCGACGGGTTAGCCAGCAGCCATTGATTCATGGCCTTGAGTTCCTGTGCCACATCTACATTCGGGTAGGCGTCCTCCCAACCCGGAATCCTGGGTTCAACGCCCGACCACCCTTCATCTTCATTCCACCCCACTAGTTCTTTAGTTTTGGTTTTTTCTTTTTCCTTTTTCCTTTTTGCATTGCCATCGCATTGCGACCGCATGTCTTCATCGCCCCACCTTGCCTGAGCCCCCTTTACAGCGGCTTCCCTTCGTTTCTGCAATGTTCCAGAAACCTGATTATGGTCCTTGATCATTCTGTCCATGTGCCACCCGTCCTCGTCAAACCGGAACGGCTTCATCACCATCGGTTTCAACTGATTCCATTTGAGGACTGAACACCTGGCCCAGGCGGCAAGGTACTCATCGTTGTTTGGGAGGGTTCCTGGAGGGTCTTGCTGCCAAGCCCTACAAAGCAGTAGAATGTATGCCCCTACCTCCTCGGTGTTCATCAGGGCCACTTTGTCATCGGCCAAGAAATCAGCAACATTCAAGGGGATGTACGGTAAATCACTCATGATCTTCTCCTCTCGACGATGTGCCTTGTCTCACCAGGGCCGTCGTCTTATTCACTTCGGCCACCAGAGAGTCATGTTTGTTCCTTTGCTTTGACATCGGCGCGCACCCTTTCGGTACAAAAGTTTCTTGTTGTTCAAGTCTGACAATCGCCTTTGGCATTCAACGTGCTCGAGGTTGCATTTGATTGCCAACTCTCCAGCTGTCAATCCTGGGTTCCTGCGAACTGAATCAAGGACGATAGCCTGGTTGGAAACCAGTTTGCCGGTGTCACGGTGATTCAGAAACGCCCTTCGGCTTGTTTGTGGGTCTTCATTCCTGCAATTCAGGTGCGAGCCCTGGGTCGGAGTCACTGGCGGAATCTTCATTGTTGCCTCCATTGTTTATGAAGCTTTCAATGTGATGTGGAAACCAATACTTTGCCTTTTGATTCATTTGAATGGACGGGGGGGGAAGTTTCCCCCCCTTTACCCATTTCACGATAGTTGACTCCGTGACCTTGAATCGTTCTGCAAGGTCGGAGGTTTTCAATAGTTCTTGCATTCTTCACCTCAGAACTTGATTGTGTTGTACCCGGTGATGCGCTTCTTGCCCTTCATCTCTTTGTATTCAATCGTGACAGCTTCGGATTCATTGGCGTGGGCCTGGGCTTCTTCGTAAATCTTCTTATCGAAGGTGCTGTACTTCTCGCCATCTGAACTGACGATCAGGTAGAGAATCCACCCATCTTCAACTTCGTTTCCATCAGTCCCCTTTTGACGGAACTCTTCGACCCGATCAACTACGATGCTCGTGACGTCTTGCTGAACGTCATCCCAAACGTCTTTCGACTTGGCCGACTCTGGCTTCGACTGGGCTTCCTTGTTGATCGACGCGCCTGACTTCCTCCTGGGTGGCGAACTACTTTCTTGGACTGACGCTTGGTTTTGCGTTTCGGCATTTGAGCCCTCGCTGTTGAATACTTCTGGCATGTCTTCAATGTCTTGGGTAAAGATGTCGGCGGCTGCCGTGGCAGTCAGGACTGCATCAACGAATGCCCTCTTCTTCGCCATCTTCTTCACCGTGTTGTAGTAGTCGGCAGGATTGTCATGGTCTACCTGGTGGTGAATGAACCACGCACCATTGTTCTTCCTGGGGGAGTAGCCGGAACCACCAAGCAACGACCTGTCCCTCGTGTCCCAGTATTCGGGCGGCACAGGGTTGCCGGTGTTCTCTGAGCGATACCGGAACTTGCCTTCCATCGTCGTGCAGACTCCGACACCCTGGCCGACGATTGTCCCCGTGTTCCTGCTGACAAGTTCGCAGGTGATTTCGTATTCACGATGTCCGCCGGGTTCGATGGTCTTTTCGATGTCATACTTGGCAGCAAATCCGAACATCAGAGCAAGCTTCTGTGCCCCAGGCTGGAGCAACGATGGCTTGTTGCCACACCCAGGAATTACACCGAAATGCTCTCCCGAAATCATCACTTCTTTCATCAAGTGCTGAATCTGCTGCACCTGATCTACTGTGTCCGCTACGGACATCCGACTGTCGTTGTTGGCTACAATAATTTCATTCATCACAAATCCCTTCATGTGTAAAAAAACTGCCGGAGGGTACGCATCCTGCGTCTCCGGCAGCCATTGAATCGGGGAGTCCGATTCAGGTCAAAGAAAAAGCATTATTCCTTCTGCCTGAAGAAGTCGTCTACCGCAATATCGGTTTGGTTGTAGATTTCTTCTGCGGCATCATCTGACAAGACGATGTCCTTTTGCGCCTTGCCGTCGGTGGTCTTGAGGTTTGTCAGCGACACGAAATACCTTTTTGGCTCGTAGTCGTATCCGGTTCTTGGATACGCTTCGACCCACTCGGCATCTATTTCAAAAGTGGCTGTGCCAACCAAATAACTTCCGTTGTAATCGAAACGGAAATCTTCAATGGTCTTCTTTTTTGTCACTCTTCCATCCCTCAGGATTCGGATAACCATGACGGTTCCTTGTAGTTCAGTCCAACCAGGTGGTCGGGTCATCGACATAGGAATTGGGGCGACCCAAGGCCTGGAACATGCGAACGAAAATGTGGATTAATAGTTTCATCTTTGCCCTTTCAACAAAGAGTCATTCTGGCCCATTGGTAACCAATGATCACGATTAGTTTAGGCCAAAACAGCATAGTCAACCTGCCTTTTCGGCGTTATTCCCGCCCGGACTTTGCTTTTTCTCCGGTTTTGTCAGTCTTCTATCGCAGCATCAACTACAGAAAGGTGGATGATGCTCAGGATTGCCGGCCTGGGGATACAGTTCACATCCCCTACCAGCTCCTCTTCGGCATCTAAGGTGCTTGCCAGGGTGATGAACTCGTGGGTTTCCTTGACGATCCACCCCAGTGTGATCATCTTGGCTGGTTTCATTTCCTTGGCCTCGCCCACATCTATCCAGGGCTCGGTCTGGGATGTGATGTCTAACCAGGTCACCATCTTGAGTTCTTGGCAATCAATCACGGGTCACCACCTGGGCATCCCAGCATTTGCCGTTCATCCGGCTCACCCGACCCAACTTGGATTCTCCCAGCATCAAACCAGCACCCCACTGAGATGTGTCCTTCCTCATCATGTACGGGGGCTGTAAGGGTCCCATCGTGCCTACATTCGCATACCAATAGGGCAGCAGAACCCTGGCAGACCTCCGGGCCTGGGTGACATCTCGAGGTCTGTGAGTGTGCCCCCTGACCACAAGCCTCCAGGAAGACCCGCCCAGGGCATAGCAAATCTGCAAGCCCTCCAGCTCATCACTGTTAGCCCCTGCATCAAACCCGTGGCAGAAGACCACCTGGCCTAATTCAAAACACCCCCTCGAGTCATGGGTAGATGGTTTCTGGTATTGGACCTGCCTCCAGAGCCTGAACTCCTGGCCGAACTCCGGGTGCATGTTCCAATCGCACAGGGATCGAAGATCGCCAGGTATCCGCCTAGCATCCCGGACTTGGATGTTGTCATCATGGTTTCCAAGTGTCCAAACCAGCTTGCAGTCCCCTGGCAGCTGGGAACGAATCTGGCGCAGATATTGCGCCCCCTGCTCATATTCATCTTCCAGAGAATGCTCTGTCTCATCAGACGGATGAACACTTGCGGCAGCAGCATCGAACAGATCGCCCAGGAGGACGAAATGGGTCAGGGGGCCCGTCTGCCCCTGGTGGTCTGAAAGTGTCCTTAGGAGCCATTCTAGGGCTTCTTCACGGTCCCTGGAAACCTGGCCTACATGGACACACGATATCGCTGCGAATCTTGCACTTTCGGGCATAGATGCCTCCTTGCATCACCAATGTCCCTCCGGGCAAGCCTCACCCCCAATAGTTACCTTGGATGCCAAAAAGCACCCGCAACCCCCACGCTCTTCACTGCACACTCCAAAGTCGTAATACCCACTGGGGCATTCTAAGCAAATTCCCCTTCTTTCTCTCGCCAAACTGGGTCCAGCCTGGTCGATCCCCAATTCTGATTTCAACAGCCCTGGGACGCCCTTAGCCAGCCTAGTTAGCAAATTCGCCTTCTTGGCCTTCCTGGCTTCTTCACAGGACGCACATCCTTGGCTTTCTGGTTCGGGATTTGCCTCCTGGATCACCCGACCATCTAACCGAATATCTGTCCTTTCGCCCGCCTGGTAGGGCTTGCTCACATCCTGGATCTTCATCTCATGGTCAAGGAACAACTCAACACACAAATGCCCGTTCTGCCGTTTGCTGCAAACTGTGTGAATGGTCGTTTTATCCATGTCAATCCACATATCCGATCGAAACGATGTTCAATGACGTGCCCCTCAAATCTTCTTGGCTCACCACTTCGTGGGTGCAACCCTCATTGACGTAGCAAATCGGCCTGATTGTCTTCTTGATCAACCCGGTCCCCAGGCCGTAAGGCACTTCTACCTCAATCATAACCAGGTCGTTCACCATCTCTGACTTTACGGAAAATTCGTACCCGTCCTGGAGCCGGATGGTTTTGGCCGTTTCTAGCACCAGGTCCTTGGGCTGCAATACTACATTTAAGTTGAGGGAACAAATTGAGCCTGGGTTTGCATACATGCACACAAAGTCGAATTCCAAAACCAACTCCGACAGCTCTGCCAGGTTCAACCTCACCATCGGTTCCTTGAGGAGCCTTGGCATTTTCCTAGTCAGGTCTGGATAGTGCGGTTGTCCATCGGTTGACAAGTCCACGCCGTAAGGCAGAGAAACCAAATACTGGTTCCCCCTGGAGTCAAACACGATCCTTTCAGAGTGTTCAAATATGAACTCAGTGGCCTTTTCTTTGTCACTCAAATAATCAAGATAGATCGAATAACCCTCAACTTCGTCGCCGACCTGGGGGATCAAATCGACAAACATCCTCAAGCCACTGTACGAAATAAACGGAACCGGCTCGAGTTTGTAGAACCCTTCAGACCCTGGGTTAAATTCCCTGACGCAATCAGAGGAAATGCAACCACATTTGCCGGTCGAATTCGCGGTAGTAAAATACCCCATTGAGTGGTGGAATCCGGCGTAGGTATCTGGATCCAAGAAAACTGGGTCGTGGTAATCTGGAACTACGCCTACGCCTGAGTTGGGAAAGTTATCTTGCCAAAATGTGCTGATGGGCTTGTAAGAACACGCACTGGCTCTGTATTGGGGCGGCCCCAGAGCAACACTCAAAACATTCATTCTTCCGTATGGTATTTGAGACCCAGCACCAGGGTTGTTGATTGGATCTTCTCCCGAATAAACACCATCCAAGGACGTAAACAATTCCCATACAGCTGGGAAAGTCCCTCCAAAGTTGCCGAATAAGCAAGCGGTTTCATACGGCCAATAAATTCCTACGTTTGGATCCAGGGTCTGGCATCCCATTCCGCAAGGAACATCCTCATAGGTCACATCGTAAAGCCAGTTGGGATCAGGAGGATCAGGCACGATCTGATAGTCGCCAGTACAAAGTATTGGCCTGCACCCCCAGTGCATCTCGAGTTCCAGATAAGCCCCAGTCCCGACAGCTTCATACTCGCGCTTGTACATATACCAGTTGCTGCAATTCGCATTTTGGCAATTATGAACCCCTGTCGATGGCTCTCTGAACACGAATTCGATTTTCTCGTCGTTGCTGTTGTTCCAATCGACGATTTGCTGAGAGGTTCGTTTGTTGTTGTTAGTGAGAGTGCCCTGGTAGACCCCCCTGGGCCAACCGTTCGCCAGGGGCCAAGTCGTCCCCGCAAAGTTCACTTGGAAATACCAGGTGACATGGTAAAAGACCGGGCCTCTCCATGTTCCAACTCCCTGCTCTCCAACCCAAACATTTGTCAGCCCACACTGGCCGCGCGCATCGGGGCCCCCAGAGCCGTAGATGAAGTTTTCGTGGAATCTGACATCAGGGCTGTTTGACAGGTGTCCGTCATTGGCAAAGTATTCTGCTTCTGTGTGTTCAGTCGGCAAGAACGTGTTCGCGCAAATCGCAACGTAAGTGGGATACAGGGTGTCTAAGGAAACACCAGGCTCAATTCCTCCCCCGGTGGTATACCAATGAATGTCGTGCCCATCATCCCTTCTGAATACATACCACTCTTCACAACAATTGCATTCGCACTCTTGCCCAGGAACCACGCTTACATAGGCTCCATCGTGGGTAATGTAATTCCCCCCGTGAACCAGGTTGCCCCTGTCAGACTCAATTGCCATGTTTCACCTCAGAGCTGCGAAACGAAATTCCATGACACAGCTTCTATCTCATCACACGCCTGGGCGCGCGTAGATTCTTCGCCGTCCCAAGATACCTGGTTGATCTGATCTTCCAGGCCGTTGCAGTATCCCCGAACCTCATTGATTTTGGCAAGTAACTCGGCTTTCTCATCGCCCGTAACAATTCCCATCGCGATATTTCTTTGCTTGTATTCAGGCACAGCCTCTTCGATGGCTCTGTTTGCGCGCCTGCGAATGCTAGCAAGACGATAATCACGCACATCTTCGACCTCGCGGTCGTCAACGATCTGTAAGACGTCGCCCTGTTGATCACAAAACATCCTTTTCTTGTGGGTGCTCATTGCGCTTCCAATCTAAGTCCGATTCTTGGTATGTACGACGATTGAGCCCTGGATGCGGCAGCGGCGGTTGCGGGTAATGCGCTTCCAGATTCGTGATACGTCCCCCAGTCTGCGTTGTAATACGCGGCGGCTTGAGAAACCAGGTGCCCGGTTGAAGCCTCGCCGCTGGAGTAAGTTTGCTCGATGTCAATGTCACCTGAGGTTTCGACTGAAGCCATCCAATACCACCCTGCATCAATCTTGAAACTCACGCTTACCTCGGTGTCGCCGGTTCCATTGCCCGTCATGTTAGTCACGGATGATGTGATTTGAGAGGTCGGCAACCCTTTGGAGTTGTTATACATCGCCACTCGAAGGTTCCCAGTGTTGCCCGCATCGTCGCCGCTAATTGTCATTGCTTTGATTGTCACTCCGTACGGAAAAAACCACGGCTGATAGATGACGAAGTTCCCGTGTGCAGTTCCGGCATCCGTTCCGCCGCTATGACTCTGGCCCAGGTAGAACCCATCGGTAGTCTGGTCTTCCCGATACCCTGGGTGGCTCAGCAGGTTCGTGTCAACGGTCTGCACGGAGTTTGTTTTCAGCCTGCCGCTGCTGTCGTAGATTTGGAATCCCATTAGCCCTCCTCCACATAGATGACTTGATACTGCGGCTGGTTCGTTGTTACGTCTGAATTCAATTCAATGACCAGCCTGGCTCGAGTAGCCAGTGCCAACATCGGACCAGAGTGCGTTATGTACTCCTGGGTTGACAGCGTTGTCTCGGGAATGACGTAGACGTACTCGTCATCAAAGCCAAGTTTGGCTTCGTCGTACACCCTGAGCTTGAATGTGATGTCTTCCGTGTCCAGGTTTATGAGGCGGAACATTGTGATAATGTTCGCCCCAGCTGCTGACGAAGGAACCAATACGATTTCCTCGGTGTTCTCAAGCAGCCCCTTAGCGTGTTTGGTGAATAGTGCCATATCAATACCCGTACAAGTTGCTTCTGGTGTAAAAGGTTTCGCCGTCTTGGGACCTGGCCGCTAGTGGGGGATTGATGAACTCACATCGGACTGTACTTGGTATTTCAAATACATACAAAACACAATACCTGCCATCTTCTGTCTGGAAGTATTCAAACACGGTTCCAGGATCTTCCAATCCCCTTTCGCCAGGAGGGCCATTGAACGCCCCATACCCCGTCAGCAATCCTGGGAACCTGTCCGAAGACAACCCTCTCGACCCGTTGGTTAATGAAATAACGGGATGATTATCGCTAACCCAGGCTTCGGGCACGACTCCGATCACGCAAGGGTCGCCCAGGTCTAACGGCTGGCAATTCACGAATGATGTTGAATGTGGTCGGATCGGCTGAATTGCGCTTGTGATGTGCAACAACGGATCAGACACCGAAACCGCGCCATATTTCGCATTGTATACGGGGTTTCCGTTCTCCCAACCAGTAATAACCGCTTGGTGCAGGTTAACCTCGCCACCGCCAGGAGATTCAATGAGAACACCGCCGCCCACCCTGGGCAACACCCTAGCACCGTCAGCTGCAGTTATATCGCCCTGGTAGAGTTGTTCATCAGTCTGATATCCGAACAGCGGGTGGTGATAATTCCCAGACCACTGAGTAGTCGAGCCCTGGCTTGTGAGTGACCAAGTGATCTCCTGGAGTCCAGCCCAGTTGAATCCTTGGCTCGATACCCAACCCTGGTACAAGTGATTGACCGGAGAGCTTCGAAATCGGTCGTAGTAACGCATGGCCATGCGGTCTGCGTATGTCTTGCAGTCATCCTCGTTGTCCCAGGTGAGTTCCCCCTCATCTCCCCCGACCCCTGGGGTGAAGGTGAATCGCGCATGCAAATGGCCGTATATCGTGAATTTCCGATTCCCCGAAAACACATCCGGCCTGCCGTTATTTGTTTGCAACGAAACCCACCTATCTGTCTCGGGATCGTCCCCGCCGCCGGTAGATTTGGGAAGCATGACTATGACCTTGAAGGGCACTTCGTTTCGGATCGCCTCGAGCGGATATATGAAATCCTCCCCGGTCCCCAGGCCCTGGTCACCGTCTCCCGTGCCGTAGCAAGCAGGACACAACGGGGGGAAACTGGGCAATCTTCCTCCAGAGATGATCGCAGTTTCCCAGGTGTTCGTTGGGTCGCCTGGGTTTGTCCACCACGAAGCTGCCGTCTCCAGTTGATCTTCAATGGGCCTTATTTCATACCTGTAACTCTTCCCCCCAGCACCTGGTTGGCTGATGTGGTTTGCGACAACCACCAACCCGCTCATGGTAAGAATTGAATCCAGGAACTCGCCCAGCGGTCGCCCGGTGGCGTGATAGTCGATGATGTCAAAATCTGGATAATCCGCCTGGTCACTCGAATACTTCCATTCGGATTCGTCCAAGAATGGGAATTCGGCCTTGCCGCCGAACTCCCCCCAGGCCCCTCCTCGGTCCAGCATCACATTCAAGACATCCAATGCTGTCCAGGGGACGGCATCTGCTTCTGGGTCTGGATCAAAAAGAGATGGCTTGAGGTATTCCGTCAACTCATTTCTGTTAACCAGGTTCAACCCGTGCTTGAAAATGCCATCTATGGTTTCGTCACCAAGCTTGTACGAGTCGATGATCGGATGCGATTGCCACCAATATCTCTCATCTACCAGGTCAACAATGTAGAAGTCGTATTCGTATGGGATGGCCGCCTTTTTCTTCTTGGATATCAGGGGGGTGACATTGATCATGTACAACTTGTCGAACTCAATGACGCCCATTGTGTCCTGAAACACCATCCTCAAGGGCTTCGCATCTGATTCCACAATGACCCCAGGATCAGTAATAGGCCCAGGCGTATCTCCCAAAGCCCTGTCTCCCTCACCCTCGCCTTCACCCTTGCCTTCTTCCGCCTCTTCTTCTGGGTCAATTGTTTGATCTTGCAATGAGATCAGGTGATCCAGGGTTGTTCTGCTGATCAAAAACGTGCCTGAAGCATAAGAAGCTGCCCCGATGTTCGGCCAGGTCATCTTGTTGAAATCTGATGGGTTGTAACCGCTGTCGGAAAGCAACCCAGCGACCTCGGGAGAAATGGAGATTACAGCTGCGTGTTTACTGCCCAACACCAAGCCAGCACCAGGAATGTTCTCTTCCAGCGAAAGAACGTCGGGAAAGAAGATTTGCGCCATACCTGAACCCATTAGGCATCAACTCCATAAACGGGCGGTGCTGGCCCCAGCTTCCAAGACGGAATTTCTGGGTTAGTTCCCTCGATATCGAAGATGACCCTGGGAACAGAACCGACATCGAGTTCTTGCCCTTCTACCCTGGGGTCAATGGGTTGAGTCAACGCGCCTTCGACCGGCCACCACGACCTCATTTCAACTTTTCCCCAATCAGGAAGGATTAGAGTGGCGTTATAGAAGCCTCTTCCGTTGCCATCATCAAGAAGGCGGACAACTCTTCGGTAGACTGCAACGTATGTGTTGTTGTTGTTTGCGTCGATTGCACCGCGATTAACGTCGAACGATTCAGACAAAATAATCGCATTTGCAGGCTTAGACATCAGAAGTCTTTTCGGCGGAATCTTTGTCCTGGTCAACTGGTATTCTGATTCAACAATCACAACAGGCTTGCCTACCTGGACTGGAATATCAACTGAGTTCATTGATTGCCCAGACATAACAACGACGTTCGAGTTGACAGAAATGCTCTCGGAGCCTGACACGTGGGTGTATGGGTTTTGGGCGTGCCCAGTGGCTTCGATGTCAGAATTGGCATGGTCACCCTCGCCAACGGGAGGAGGAGTGATTTCTTCTAACTCCTCTGAATCAACCACCAGGGTGAGCTCTTCTCCCTCCCACTCGTCGGCCCTTCTCCACAACGCCCTTGGCAATGTCTTTTCCACCCACTCATCCTCCGTTCCAGGATTCCAGGGCACAAACATTTGCCGTTTGATAGATTGGATCAAGCCAGATCCATAAGCATTTGGCCTTTCAGCCAGGGTTGCAGGATCATCTGAATCAAAGAACTTATCAAGCAAGTTAAACCCAAGGCCCATCGGCCCGTTGGGGTCATTTGTTTGTCCAGACGGAGAAGTGGTCTGCAAGCCCTGGGCGGTGATTCTCAACCCAATGCGTTTCTTGGAGAAGATATCGTGCTCCGTCACGGTGACCGCAAGGATTCTATCTACAGGAGTTGCCCCAGGTTCGCCAGGTGAAACGCCAGAACCCCCAAACATGATTCTGGAAGCTGCTACTCGAATCAGGGTGTTCAACAACGACCTGGGATCTGTTTTTGCGTCACCCTCAAGCTCTCCGTCAAACACTTTCATTCCCAGGTATGCCGATCCATGATCCCTATGGTAAGAAAACCTTCCCGATCCGGTCTTTGCTGGGAACGGCAACGCCCTGGCGTGCTCCCGCAAGGTGATCCGATACATCAATCGGTTGCCCGTTCTGTCCGTCGCCCAGTTCATATTCTGGACTCGAAAGTTGGGCGGCACAGAAGGCATAACCAGGGTGCGATACCTGTCGGGATTCGTTCCCCTAGCCGTGGTCTCGAAATTCTGTTCCCCATCCATGAAGTGCCGGACTTTCAGATCGCCTTCAATGGTCAAAGTCGTCAGCCCGTTGTTATCGATGTCGTATGTCTGGGTCCAGGAATGATGTATGACTTCCCAGTCAACATCCGCTATCGGTGGCTCGAGTTTGTGCCAGGTAATGGTGAATGAAATTATCGCCGTTTTCGTCCCGTAAATTTCATTGATGTCAAATGTACACCTGGGAATGCCATAATCATCCTCTTGAGCACCATAGTAATACACTGAAACCGTCTCGGGTTCGGTCACTTGTTCTGTGTCTACTTCTGTGTCGATTCCAGCAACGCTATTGGCACTGAATTGCCCTGCGGTGATCTCTTGGGTTCCGGTTCCGCTGGAATAATCAAGCCACACCTTCAAAGAATTGGCCAGGCCGTCCATTGGGGGCCTTGTCAAATGCTCCCTTGCATTCAACAGCAACACCCTGAATGCCGCGTCTGTGTCGGCAGATATGAGGGCGGTCCCGTTTATCGTGTGCCGAACTGTCTCAACACTGATGCCATCGTCGCCATACACGGGCTCTGAGGATTGAGAATTTACGTGGACATGCGACCACTGGAAAGGGGCGGATGCGCCCTCGGTGCCAAACCCGTTATATGTGATCGCCCATTTTGCCATCGATTATCCTCAACTTCCGAATCTCGTTCTACCTGGCCTGCGTTTTCTTCTCGCAATCCAATCAGGAACCTCTCCAGGTGCTTTGGGGCCAAGAGTGTTGGCTGGTGCATTCGGCGTGGTCGGCATTCCATTTGGCCTGAGTTGTGACCCAGTCGCCTGTTGCCCCGCTACCTGGGTTGCGTAATTCCACTGCCCTCCCGTCAGTTGTTGGAGATGGGCCAGCAACATTCCGTTAGCCTCGTTTGCCGCATCGTATTCGTTTTTCTCTCTTGAATCGGCCTTGATGTCAGCAAGTTCTTTTGATACCTCTTCTATGGCATGGTTTACGCCACCCAGCATTACGCCCAGGCTTTGAATCCAAGAGGACCCTGGTACGTCTGGGTGCACGTTCAGCATTGCGTTAGCCAAACCCCTTGCGGCTTGAGCTGCCCTAGCTGCGAATATGCCCGTGCTGTCTGCTGCCTTTTTAAGCCCTTCGACCAGGACAGGCAATAATCCCTTTAAAGCATCTGTTACCAAGACAAGAATAGCCATGAAGTTCTCAACAACCTTTGCCTTCAAAGATGCAAACAGATCCTTGAAGGGCTGGATGTTGTTTTTTACCGCTTCTTTCAGTCGTGCAATGGACAGGATCGTCGGACCCAGGATCTTGGCAGTCTTCAGGTCACGATTGAATTGACCCAGTTGTTTGATGACGCCCGCAAGTGCTGCTTGAGAACTTAAATATGAGAGGCGAACCGTAGTTGCCTCTATTTCCATTCCCCATTTTCCCAGCTTCTTAGCAGCTTTGTTGAGCGCAAATGCAAACGCCCCAACCGCTATCCCCGCAATTCCTAACCCCAATGCTGCTTTCCCGATGCCACCTCTGGGCATTCTGGGTTGAGGAAGTATCGCACCAGGCCCTCGTCCGCCGCCTTCGCCTGGTTGGCCGGGCATTCCTGGAACCTGCGGCATCCCCCCTTGGCCGGGACGTGGTGTCTTCAGGGCCTGAGCATCATTCTTAATGACAACGTCGATTTTTCCAAGGTTCTCAGCCATCAGGCAATCTCATATCCAAATTGGTAGGTGTCCGACATATAGCACCACCCAGGGTATTCAGGAGACTCGAACAACCTGCTGCCCCGAACATACACAATCGGCAACGAGGCTGTGCCACCTCCAAAACTCAGGAAGTGATTTAGAAGCTGGCTTCGGACCTCGCTCATCACCGCCAACACGCCATACGTCAGATCGGCATATCGAGCCGTTGATCTGCCGCCCTGGTCGATGTAGGAACGGCTCCAAATCGCCACCTCAAACTCTTCCTCGATCAGATAGTAACCAGCCTGGGCGGTTATTGCATTCGGAACACCTGGTATGACCTGGATGTACTGGTCGTCTTCCTGGGTGAAATTCGGCTCGGGAGAGATGTACACATAATCATCATGCACCTTCGGAGTATCGATCGCCTGGATGCGAGCGAGAATCGCCTGGTACATTTTGTCAGGTGTTGTTGCAGCCATTACGCAATCAGACTATCTGCGATGGTTTCACCGCCAGCTGAGTTCTCTGGAAGTTGTTTGTTCCTAGCATACATATCGAAGAACTTGTCCATGTACTCCTGGAACGTCCCGGTGCTTGATTTGGCAAGAGCGATCACGAACTCATCATCTCTGATGAAATCAGTGGTTCCCCGAAGAAGTGCCATAAACGCGCCATTTGCTACTTGGGTGGGTTTGAACACGCACACTTGGTCTACATAGCAGTTCTTCGTATTCGTGATCGCTGTGGTCAACTCCAAATTCATTTTGTATGGCGTTCCGGTCGGAAGGGCCTTCGGAGTCATGAAGAATTGAGTGGCTGAATTCCATTGGCTTGCCGCAGCTGCGCCCAGGTTTGCGGTTGATTCTGCCGTCAATGAGTTAGCGGTGATTGCCGTCCCCCCAGAATCTGTAATTGAGGCTTTCAGGGCTCCGGCACTGATACCAGTGTCCAGGTAGTATTTGAAGTGCATGCAATACACGGTGTCCGGCAACAGTTTCCCAGTGGTTTGGCCCGACGTATTCAATGACTGAGTAATCTTCGTCAGTGTCCCGCCACCATCCCCAGTGATTTTGAGGTTTGCCGACCCCTGAAAAATCTTTGCTTCCGTTGTGTTCTTGGTGATTTGCGTTCCAGCAGACCCTACCGCAATCGTCCAGTTGTCGGGGGTATTCGTCGTGAAGTTCTCGTAGGTCGAGTTGGTCAACAGGTTCTTATTGAACTGCGACGAAGCATCTACGGCTGGATCGGTTACGACGATGCTTTTTGAAACTCCAGATCCACCAGGCCAATCGGGGTCAGCGATGCTTGAAACAGGTTGCTCGCCCTGGACAGAAAACACTTCTCTTCCGGCAGTGCCAGAAATCTGTGCATCTTTCGTGCATTTGATCACTAGGGATTCGGCTCGAGTGTTTGCTGTCAACTTAGAGTTTGCCGTAGTCGTCGCGACTACTGTGCCGTTCCCCGTGTTTCCAGAGTCTGCCGAATCGGGAGCCCCGTAAGCAGAAGCATTGATTGAAGCACTGGCGTCTTCCATCTGCCTGATAAGTCGTTCAAGAGCCATGTCAACAGTCTTGGCGGGCAACGGATCATCATCATCGACCATTTCGATCAGAGTCTTATGAGCTGCCGCGCGGATCGATCCGTAGACCGCTGCGCAAGATTTCTGAGAAGCTGTTTTGATTCCGGTGATAGCCAGGGCGTGATCGTTATCCCCGCCATCGAACTCATCAAGTGCGTCCTGGATCTCTGTAGCCAGGGTGGCTTGGAATGTCTTGACCTGGACTGCGATTTGAAACAGTTTCCCCAGGCGAGTAAATAAACCGTTTGAACCTGTAAGTGTGACCGCCATATCTGGCTCCGATCTTATGCCCGGCCATCGCCGGAACCCTTATTCTTGATGATTTGAACTTCTGCTTCTTGCAATCGTTTGTCCGATACTCCGGTCATGGAAAGAACTGAGAGGTAGGCATCTGAATCGAATGAGGCACTGATTGCAGTGACCATTTCCATTACCCTGGTTGCGACGGTGCTCTTGATACACATCAACAGTCCTATGTCTACCTGGCCCTCGGTTAGCCCTCTCACCCTGGGTCTGTATCCATAGACCTGGGCGAAGTGAGCGTAGGGCCTTACTTTTTTCCCAGCTCATCCATCCGTTTCATTGTCTTGCTTGCTACCGCAAACAGTTCGTACTTGTTGACCGAATCCATATCTGCTTCGCCCTCGGTCCAGGCTATGTCTCTCATCACTTCCTCGATTTCCGAAACACCGATTTCTTCTTCACCAATGTCCATCATCCTGCCTGAAAGTTCAAACGCATCGACGCAAACCGTGCATTTGTCCTTCACCTGAACCATGAACACATGGTCATCATTATCCACTTCAATTCTTGGCATCATCCACCTCCTTCAAAGGTTACGAACTTGCTCTGGTGTAGATTCCTCGATCAGAACCAGACCTTGTGACGGCCTTGATCGACAAGACCAACTTCTTGGGAGCATTACCCCAGTTGGTTTCTGACATCGACTCCACATAACACTTGTAGAACAAGTACGAGTATGTTTCGATGTTCGATGTATATGTAGGCAACAACTTGACTTGCAAGTTCTCTGTGTTAGTAAAGTTGGTATCATCGAACTGATTTTGACCGATTGTGCCTGTCGTACCACCTGCACCAGCCCAAACAGACTCTCTTAGAGTGTCTACGACTGCTGTGTCCCACTTGATGAGAGTAGCAGTGATCGTAGCAATACTTCCCTGGTAGATCAGGGCAGCGGGTTCGCGACCAGTCTCTGTCGAGTAATAAGGGTCGTGGATGTTTTCTACAGCAACAGAAATTAAATCATCGTTGTCTGTATGTCCAATAGTAAGAAAACTGGTTGCGGTAGCAGTCCCAACCGCTTGGTGTTTGATTTGAAAGGCTGTTGGCCCTTGAACGTTAAATGTTGTTGCCATTTGATTACCTCATATCTGATATTGCGTCAACAACAGCATTCGCGAGTTCCTCGAGGTTCTCGGGCGGCATGTTGTAAATCTTACGTTGTGGAACTATTGCGCCATTCCAGGCGGTGAACCCGTGCTGGTGGTAAACGCCATACCCCTTGCCGTCCAAGAGGGTCACAGTGACACCATTGCTCCTGGTCGTAGTCTCAGAATGCAATGCCGCTACCATGTGCCCCTTATCCCAGAGCGGTAGGCCGTGCTCTCTCCGGTGTCCTGGAATCTTCTTCGCCCACAGGTCGGGGTAGGTGTGCGTCGTATCCCCACTCTTCCTCACTCTCTCGACCGCCTGGCCGCGCAATATTGGCCCCAGGGGGTTGCCTTGAACCAGCAACTTCTCGGCCTTCTTCTTGACGATCTTGCCCAGGTTGGGAAGGTCGCGAATCGAGATGGTGATTTTCCCTGCCATCAATACGCCCGATCTTGTCGGGGCGGGAAGAACTGGGAGTCGGACACCATGTTCACCTTGCCCCTGGTCTGGGTGCTGATCACCTTGACAGCTGCCTTGCCCGCCGAAGCTGCCGTATCGAAGTTGAAGATACGGTCCCCGTTAGCCAGGGCCTCGCACGTCGCGGTGGCCTCGTCAATCATGGACTGGACATCAGGTGGCGCGGAAGTGGCTTTCCCCCGGAACAAATGCTTCACCGTCAAGGTGCAGCAAAGCCCCTTTAGCGTCCAATCATCATCTGATTTGATGGTGTCCAGGTTGTCTGATGTGTACCTGTTGCCTCGAAGGGCATAGGACTGGATTTCTGCCGAAGCCTTCTCGATAGCATTCAAGACAACGGTATTGCTCTCGTCCCCAAGCGCGTCGGGGGTTCCTGAATAAGAAGCAAGTTGACCCAGGAGCCTGGTGTCAAACGATTCTTTCAGTTCTGCAATCGTGATGTATTTGGTTTGTGCCATTCTTTCCAACCGAAAGCGGGTAGGGATCGTTGAAGACCCCTACCCGCCATGAAGGGGTGGGCTAATTGCCCGGAGTGTGGAGGCTATGCGAATCAGTCAACAACGTCCTGGAGAAGATACCCGGAGAGCGGTGCAGTGAGGACAAGTGCCGAATCATCGACAACGCGTCCGCGAGTGCGTCGGTTCCAGGTGTCATCCATTGTCTCAACCGTCATGTCTTCGTAGGCGAAGCAGGTAACGGTAGAGAAATCGGGGACGCCTTCCGTACCCATCAAGCCGCCTGGGCGACTGACGAATGCGATATCGTCTTCAAAGATCGCAGAGCGAGCTTTGGTAGCCCCCTTGCGGTTCGTTACACGAGTAGTCGTATCAACTACGATTCCGCCAATGCCGAAGAAGTTGTTGAGCAGGGCGTAATCATCGAATTCACCAGCACCACGAACAAAGTTCGCTGCGAACGGTGAACCATTGAAGTATTCACGATACTCGGCAGACTGCGTGATCTGGTGAGCAGTGTTGACGGACATGATTGCCATGATGTCGCGAGGGCTAACAGCCTCACCAGTGTTCTCCAGGATCTTCTCTACGACCCCGTTGAATCCTTTCTGGATGTAGTTGTTGCTGCCAGTTGCTACATCCATCTTTCCGCCGCCGACATTGGTTGCCGTGTCGGTTGTGCCCGTAGGCCAGTTGCCGGTCGTGGAGAGCAGGGTTGCTGCCCGATACGAACGAAGACGCATAGCCTTGGAGGCTGCGATCCTGGCGTGTGCTGCGATGACATCCCAATCAGCATTTCCAACCGCCCTGTGGCCCAGGGTGAAGGTTGGGCTGAACCGTTCAGTCGTGTACGAAGTGAATTCGTGATCGACCTGGTTGCCTTCGGGTGCGTCGTTGCCATCACGCCAAACGTAGTCGTTTGTGCTGACAATGCGGCTGGTTTCTTCCTCATCAATCTTGAGGTAGTAGCCAGTTGATTTAGAAACCGGAGTCAGCTTGCAATACTGGGTTACCGGAAACGAGTTTGGGGAACGGGTGAATTCAACCTGAATCTGCCCCGTCGCCTCTGAGAATGTGGGGACGAATGTGTTTCCGCCTCCTGGTGCGACTTCTGCCATTGTTTTAGTCCTCTATGAAATGAAAGGGTCAGATTAGGAAAGTGCCGGTCGAATAGCCTGGGGCTGCCAAAGCATGCGAACGATTGCGCCTTCTGCGCCAGATTCCAAAGCAACACCAAGGTGGTATTGAAGAGTTGCGCCACTTGTGGCAACCTCAACACCCTTGCCGTCTGCGTCGGATTTGAGACCATTGCCTCGGGTGGCTCCACCGGATCCAAGTTCGATAAGAAGCACGTTTCCGGTTTGCAAAGAAACCTGGTCATCTGCTTCAGCGTGATTAGCGGAATCGAATGACTTTGTGTCACCTGAAACAACGCCAAGGCTGAGGTTGTTTGCGTTTGATTCACCGCAAGCGTTGTCTGCGCTTCCAGTCGGCGCAACTGCGCGATAGGGCCGAATTGTCCCTACGGCAACAAGGTTTGGGTACATTTGCTGTGCCATGTTCAATATCTCCGTTTACCGGGATCAACCGGCCTTGAGTGCTTCTTCAAAGACCTGCTGGAACTGGTCCGCGCTAAGTCCCTCTTTTGTCATACGAGCAACCGCGCGGTCGCTTGCGTTCTTACGGTCTTCTGAACTGTATTCCGTCTTGCCGTTGACCCTGGACTCGCCCAGGTTCAGGCGACGACCGATCGGATCTCGAGTCATCGTAGATCGCCAGAACTTCATCTTGCCTTCTACGTCCTTGCAGGAAAGAAGTTCCTCAACCATGTGGTTGCGATGCTTCCGAACCCGGTAGCCCTCGCGCTCCATGGCATCGACCATCTTGGAGAACTTAGCCTTGCGGAGCTTGAGGCCCAGGGCCGTAGCCAGCTTCTGGTAGGCGTTCTTCTTGCCGCGAAGTTTCTTGTACTTCTTGATGAACTGAGCACCATTCTTGGTTCGGCGGATCTTGGAGAACATAACCTTGTCCTCCTCTTCCTCCTCTTCCTCCTGGTATTCCTTGCCCATCATTCGCTCTTCATCAGTGACCTCTTCGTCGTCCTGGTAATGAGCCTCTTCTTCTTCTTCGTCCCCACCGTTCATCTGCATCTTGAGCTGTTCAAGATCATCACGAAGGGTGTCGTTCTCGGCTCGGAGCTTGGCGATGAGATCCTTGTCGTCACCGTCATGCTCGATAACCAACCTGTCTTCTTGTTCAGGCATATCGTGTTCCTTTTTATCTTCATCGCCAAACGTAGGCACAAAGGTGTTTGACCCACCTGGCGACACTTCGGCGAAGGTCACAGGACGGGTGAAAGTGGACTTTTGACCGGCTTTCGCAAACCGGGTATCTCTCAGAGGACGGGCCGGTGTTTCCCTGCCAAGAAGGGCGACTTCACTCATGTGACCGTCCTTCCAGATCTCGGCTGACCGGCGGGGGAAACGATTGGACGAAACGTATTCCTGGAAGTCCGATTTGGACATCACAACGTCGCCAATAATCCCAGGCCCGCGATAATCCTCTCCATCATCCGTTCGGATGTGAATGTCTTTGCTTCGGATGTCAACGATGTCCCCCAGGGCTTCAGGGGGTGCGTCGGAATTCTCTTCCTGGTGGAGCATCACAAGCTTCGGGTTGCTCCCAGCTGACATGT